ATACAATACATCAAGATTGCACAAGATACAGACTTGCAAAATTTCACCGGTACGAAGCTATTAGACAAGATAAAAGCGGACATAATAGCAAATACATTAAGTGGTAATTATTTAACGCTTACAACGACTTATTTAAAACCAATGCTTATACATTTAGCAATGAAGTATTATTTGCCGTTCGCAGCTTACACGATTTCAAACAAAGGTGTTTACAAACACAATTCTGAAAATTCAACAAGCGTAGAAAAAAACGAAATAGACTTTTTAATTGAAAAAGAAACACAAATAGCACAACACTACACACAACGCTTTATTGACTACATAAGCAACAACACAAATTTGTTTCCTGAATACAACACGAATTCAACAAGTGATATGTTTCCAGACACAAACAATAATTATACAGGGTGGTACATTTAAGAACATACAAACCAAAGGAAGTCAATATCGTAAAGTTAAAGACTTACCTAAACACTATAAAAAATGGGAAGTAGTTGGGGTTCTTTACCTTCGAGAACAAGTCCAAAAGGCGGTCAACGTGGTTGCCTATGTAAAGACGGAAAAAGCTATTCTATAAAGTGTTGTAACGGAAGTTTAAGCGCACAAGGAATAGGTAATATTACAGGAACTGCTGCACCTATAATTATACCAAGTGCATACAGAATAACAGAAATAAGCGACCAAAGAATAACAGAAAATAACGATAACAGAGTAACACAATAAATAAAATAAAATGGCAGATATAAAAATTAGTCAATTAACCGCAAAAGGAACACCAATAGCTAATACTGATTTAATAGAAATTAGTGAAAGTGACGGAGCAGGTGGTTATGTAACAAAGTCGGTTACAGGTGCAAATATTATAGGTTCAAAGCAAAACACTTTAATAAGTGGTACTAATATAAAGACGATAAATAGTACTACATTATTAGGAAGCGGTGACTTAACAGTACAACCTACTTTAGTAAGTGGCACAAACATAAAAACGATAAATAGTAATTCGATTTTAGGTAGTGGCGATTTAGTAATAACGGGCGGTGTATCTTCAGTTTCAGCAACAACACCTGTAGTCGCTACAGGAACGACAACACCTGTTATTAGTTTAGCTTCAAATTATGGAGACACTCTTAACCCGTATGCTTCAAAGACTGCAAATAATATTTTAGCAGCACCAAACGGAAGTTCAGGAGTACCTACATTTAGAGCTATTGTAAGCGCAGATATACCAACACTTAACCAAAACACAACAGGCACAGCAGACAACGTTACAGGAATTGTAGCAGTAGCTAATGGTGGCACAGGCACAGCAACTCCAAGTTTGGTAGCAGGAACGGGTGTAACTATTACAGGGACTTTCCCTAATCAGACTATTAACTCTTCAGGTGGTGGCGGTGGTAGTACAGGTTTACAATCAGCGGTTTATAGTTCTATATTTCCTTTACATACATCAAACTCACTAACTGCTGGTACTGCTACAGGTCATATTCTTTCAAGTGCTAGTATGCAATACGTTCCTTATATACCAAACACAACTTTTACTTGTGTAGAGTTTGCTATTAATGTAGTAACTGCACAAGCAACAGGATTAGCAAGAATTTGTGTTTATTCTTCAAGTAATAATCAACCTACTAATTTATTATACAGTAGTACTAATTTAGATTGTTCAACATCAGGTGTAAAAAGTGTTATATCTTCTTTTGTTTTTACACAAGGAACAATTTATTGGTTAGGTATTCAAACAAATGTTAATAGTATTTCATTTACAGGATTAAACGGCATATCTTGTATACCATTATCTTGTAGTGTTTCGGGTACTCAACAAACTTCTTGGTCTCAAACTGGACTTACATACGCAAGTGGGGCGCCAAGTGTAGCAAATCCAAATGGTTTTGTTTCTAGTAGTTCAATTCAAATATCAATGAAAAAATAATAAAATTATGGCACAATTAAGAAACGAAATTTATGATGAGAACGGACTTGTAAGAGTTGAGTTCATTGAAGTAGAAAGTCCTACTCAAAAAGAACTAATACAAGAAAAAGAAGCACAGCTTTTGGCTATGTATGAAGAGTTGAAAGCACTTAAAGGAGAATAGATGAAAAGTAACTATTTAGCAAGTCTTTATTTTATAGCGGGTTTTTTAACTTCGTTTTCTTTGATTTGTCAAGGCACAGAACCCTACATTAATTTGGCTGGAGTTACTTTGTTTTTTTACTTAACTTTCAGTTTAACTGAAGCACTCGAAGACTTATGAAACTACAACTTTATTTATTACTTTACACAATTAAAAATTCAGCGTTGAAACTTATAACAATTTGCTTTTCGTTTTTTTTACCTATTAGCGGAATACTTGGTTTATTGTTTGCGTTAATTTTAGCAGATACAGTTACCGGTATTTGGAAAGCAAAACACCAAAAACAAGAAATAACTTCACGCAAACTTTCGGCGATAGTTTCTAAATTACTTTTATACGAGTTAACGGTTATACTTTTTTACCTTATAGACTATTTTATTCTTAACCAAATAATTTTACAATTCTTTTCAGTTCCATTAATGCTTACAAAAGTTTTAGCTTTAGTTCTGGCAAGTATTGAAGTTATGAGTATAAACGAAAATTACAAAGTTGTTAAAGGAATAGACATTTGGCAGTCGGCAAAATTACTATTTGCACGAGCGAAAGAAGTTAAAGACGATTTAAACAAGTTAAAATGAATTTAAGCGCACACGTTACTTTAAAAGAGTTTCAAGCTTCAGGAATAGCAACTTTACGAAACCTTAACAACCAAATGAACGAGTCGCAAATTGCGTCCGCAAAACTTTTGTGTGAAAACGTTTTTGAACCTTTAAGAATTTATTTGAACATACCGATAGAAATTAGTTCGGGTTTTCGTAGTTTACAGGTCAATAAAATGATAAAAGGAAGTTCAACAAGCCAACATACAAAAGGCGAAGCAATGGACTTACAAATTGACGCTAAAGGTTTTAATTTTATTAAAGACAAGTTAGACTTCGACCAACTTATTTGGGAGTTTGGAAACGATGAAAATCCTTCGTGGGTTCACGTTAGTTATAGTTCTAAAAATCGTAAACAAGTATTAAAAGCAACCAAAAAAAATGGGAAAACTATTTATTCTAATTACTAGCATTTTTCTTTATTCGTGTTCGGCTCAATACCATTTGAACAAAGCAATTAAAAAGGGTTTTAAATGTGATGAAACAGGCGATACAATTCGTATTACAACTTTGGATAGTATTCCGGTTATTGTAAACGACACAATAGTTTGGGAAAAGTTTATAAGCACTAAAGACACGGTTATACAATACAAGAATGTTTACGTTCCAAAAACACGAATAGAATTAAAACGTGAATACAAAATAAAAATAAAAACTATCTATAAAGACAAGGTAGTTGAAAAAGCACAAGCACGAGCTGAAGGCAAAAAGAACCGACCAAAAGGAAACCTTAACTTACTTTTTGTAGGTGTTGGAATAGGTTTATTGCTTTCGTACTTATGGAAGTATGCAAAAAAATCATTAATCTAAATTTTTATGGCAAATAACAGCGCAAGGTTTCGACTAAAACAGGACGAAATCGAAATACTTATGCAGTATCGTGGCATAAAAGAAGCAACAGACGAAGCTGGAGTTGATGACAAAGACGTTAAACACGGTTGGTTAAAAACTAAACAAGCAAGTTTATTCTTTAAAAACCCAAACTTTAAAGCTGAAGAACTAAACGAGATACAAAGAATAAAAGACGAATGTATAAAAGAAGTAAAAAAATACGCACCAAAATATACTGATACAGCAATAAAATATGATATTGATACAGACGGACATTTACTTGTAATTGATATTGCGGACTTACATATCGGAAAATTAGCAACAGCATTTGAAACAGGCGAAGAATATAATTCACAGATAGCCGTTAAACGTGCAAAAGACGGACTACAAGGCATTTTAAACAAAGCTAAAGGGTTTTATATAGACAAAGTATTATTTGTTGCAGGAAACGACATATTGCACACCGATAACACCAAACGAACTACAACAGGTGGAACACCGCAAGACACGGACGGTATGTGGTACGACAATTTTCTAATGGCAAAAAATTTATATATAGAACTTTTAGAAAAGTTATTAAGTTTTGCAGACGTTGAAGTTGTTTACAACCCAAGCAACCACGATTTAACACACGGCTTTTTCTTAATGCAGTTAATAGAAGCGCATTTTAGTAAGTCAACAATCAATTTTAATGTTAATTTGCTACACAGAAAAGCATTTAAGTACGGAAACAACCTAATAGGCACAACACACGGAGACGGAGCGAAAATCGAAAACCTACCTTTATTGTTAGCAACTGAATTTCCAATACTTTGGAGCAAAACTAAACACCGATATATTTATTCGCACCATATTCACCATAAAACAAGTAAAGATTTTATAGGAGTAACATTTGAAACGTTACGTTCTCCTTCAGGAAGTGATAGTTGGCATCATAAAAACGGATATACAGGCGTTCCAAAAGCGGTTGAAGGTTACGTCCATCACAAAGAATTTGGACAAATTGCAAGATTAACGCATATTTTTTAGTTTGATTAAATAATTTATAGTATATTTGTCATTCATAGTTGAAAAAAAGAAAACAGTTGTAAGCTCCCCAGCACGCAGCTGTTTTTTTTTGTCACAAATTGTTACAATAAACGGTTTAATTCCGATTAATTGTCCCGTTTTTTAATTAATAAATTGGACTTTTTATGGTTATAACCTTAATAATAGCAAAGATTTTAAGGGTTTTACCTTTACTATAATACATTATTAAGTAAAATTTACCTTAATTAAGTGTTTTACTTATTTAGAATGAATATAAATTACACTTTTTTCTATTCAGAAAACCCAATAAACACAAGTATTTTAAAAATAATTTAAAAATAATTGTTAAAAAGAATTGTAGTTATTAAAATAGTATATATATTTGCATATAATTATTAACTAAACAATTTAAAAACTATGAAAAACTTTAACCAAGTATTAGACTTTTTGGAACTACAACAACAAGAAGACAAACTAAACACGAACCAACTGCATTTAATTATTCAAACTTTAGTAACATTTTTGAACAAAGAGCAGATGCAGGAAGTAGAAAATTTATTTAACCAATTTAAAAAATAAGACTATGAAAAACTTAATTGATTACTTTACACCAACAACCGAAGAACACAAATCGTTTTTAAGGCACTTTTTAGGCACTCTAATGGTGTTTATAGTGTTGGGTGGTACGTTTTATTGTTTAATGTATTTAAAAGCGTTGTAAGATGGAAAATAGAAATTTAGAATTTTGGAATAAAGGTTGGGAATTAACCTACGAATTTACAGGTTGGACTTATTCAATTGCAGGAACTTGGGAATTTAAAGACTACGACGAAGTTTCGGAGTTTGCATTTATTGAATTAGACGTTGATGTTTCGGAAAAGTGGATTATTGAAACTGACGACCATTTACAACCGCATATTATTAATATTCGTATTTTAGAAGACGTACGTTTAGAAATGCAGGAAGCAATAAATTCAGATTTAGCACACTATAATTTCTGGGAATGGAAAACGAGCAACGATGAAAGTAACTATAATTTTTACCACGAACTATGAACACAGGAACAATATACGAGCAAATGGATTGGTGGCAACGACAATGGCGCGGTTCATTTGACTTACACCTTTATTTAGAAATATGTAGAATTAAAAAAAACGAACAAATAAAATTTAAACCTATGAAAAGATTTAAAGCAACTTTTAAAACTTGGGCGTATGTTGGCGCACCTGTTAAGTTAGAAACACGAATAGTTGAAGCTTACGACTTTCAGCACGTTAAAAGCTTAATACAAAAGAACGATGACATTATTTTAGAAATTAAACAAATAGAAAAATGAAAACAGCACTACAGGAAGTATTTAGCGATTTAGAAAAATTGCATCCAAATTTATTAAATGTTTACACAACGGAAGGTAAAGAATTTATTAACCACTTTCATAAATATTTAGAACTGGAAAAACAACAAATAGTTGAAGCACACGGAAACAAATTAAAGAAAAGTAAAGACGAAGGAAATTACGAGTATTGGTTTAGTGGCGAAGACTATTACAACAAAACATTTAAAAAAACAGAAAAATGATAGAACTAATAAAAGAAATTATACAACAAGACGGACTTGCACAAAAAAACCGAAAACGTGAAATAGTACACCGAAGAATTTATTTGTTTAGAAAGCTACGCGAAGACGGACACACACTAAAAGGAATTGGAAGTTTGTTTAATATGAACCACGCAACTATTTTACACGGTTTAAATACTTACAAAAATTTAGTTGAAACAAACGACAAGTTATTTTTACACGACATAGAATACTACAAACTTCTTTTGAGTTTAGAACGTCCAGAACTTGACTTGCGAAAAGAAATCAAAGAAGCAAAGAACTTAAAAGACTTACGTAAAATTCAGTCAAGAATAAAGAATAAATTTTATTAACTTTAAAGAAAAAAAAATGATACTAATAAAAGACGAATTTAAAAAATTAATACCAGCACTAACTGTTGAAGAATTTAAACAACTTGAACAAAATTGTTTAGACGAAGGAATACGAGAAAAAATAATAACTTGGAACGGTTTTATAATTGACGGACACAACCGTTATGAAATTGCTACACGTTGGAATTTAGAATACGAAACTGAAGCAAAACGTTTTAAAGACGAAAACGAAGTTAAACTTTGGATGATAAACAACCAATTTGGTAGAAGAAATTTAAGTAACTACCAAAGAAGTGTTTTAGCTTTAGAACTTGAAAG